AGGTCCAACCGAATTTGATGTCGTTAGCTACTGAGCCTGTTGAGTTAGCGATAACTACACCCCTCATAATATAAGTTGAGTTAGCCTCAACAGTGAAGTTATAGTTGGTGATGTTAGCTAACGTAGTAGAGTCTGTGATGATTGTGTTTGATCCAGCTTTCTTACACCTCGGTCCGATACCCACCCAAGCTGTACCGTTGTAGTAGTACATCTCTCCGGTAGCAGTAACGAAAGCCACCTGACCAGCAGTAGGAGATGGGATCGCTGTGGTACGAGCTGCTACTGTAGCTAGAATAGGAATCACTCTTGCGTCAATGCTGTTAGCAAACGTATTAACAGCTGTCTCGATGTTCGGAACATCACTCAATTGAGGAATAGAGAAGCCGTTGATGGTTGTCGTAGTTGCCATTTATTTACCCCAATTCTGATGCTAGAACAACGTTGCCTGAGACCTTACCTATGATCATCATGGGTGTACCCCTACCCTTAATCATGAATACTTGGTCACCCACTACCATAGTCGTAGCGGTAGCCTTAGGTACATATCTAAATAGATCAGCTCCACTTCGAACTGAGTGTAGGTTAGCGTCAATGGATTCAATAGTCTCAACTACCCCGATGAATACCTGAGGGGCTAGCTCAGCGATCTTACGGATTACTAGGTTACTGATAGCTATGCTTAGTTGCTTAGTTAGCATCTTATTACTCCACGAATTGAGTCGTACGAGTGGTTAAGGACATCTCACCCTGAACAAGATCGAGGGCGATACTCTCTACTAGGTGGAGTTCAGGATCACTAGTTAAGTATTCCACTAGGATGATGTCTCCCTCAGAAAGGGCAGGATTCCAGATAGAGGTTAGGGAAACCGAACGGCTCAACCCGGATAGATTCTTAAGCTGTTGCTGAGCTACCTGTAGAGCTACAAGGTTAGATGTGATTGTGTCATTCTCCAGTCGAATAGACCTCCGACCAAACTTACTGAAGAATCCAGTAGGTGAGTTAGGATCTGAGTCCACTAGTTGAACCCATACACGATTACCTGACTCTGAGGTAGCTCCGAATACCCCGATGTGGTTAATTGTGTTGGTCCGTGAGATGACACGGTTGGCTGAAACCAGTACTCCACCTTCTCCTGAGTCCACGGTCCAGACGGCCTCGCTGTCTAGGGTGTCCACGGTAATGGAAGGCATACTCTGGAAGGTGATCTGACCGTCAGGATCAAAGAACCATTCGGCATTCATTGTCTGAGCAATCTGATTCATTGCGTCCAAATGGGTCCCTGATACGATCGATCCACCAGGTAGTTTCTTAAGCTCATCTAGGTCGTCACCATAAGTAACCGTAGGACGGTAACCTAGGATGTCATAGGTGTAGTTGACATACAGGTTGACAGCAGCCTCACAAGTCAAACCACTTCGATCTCTGTCAGCTAGAGTCTGGATATCCTGGAGGGCTTTACCTCTGTCATAGAAGTTGAGCTTAACCTCTTTGTTAACCCCGTCCTCGTATCCACTGTCCTCGATACGAAACCAACCAAGAGGAACTAACTCCTCTGTGTCATCCGAGTAGCGGAAGCCTGACCGGATAGCGAACTCGATACCCATAGGGTCAAACTGAGAGATGTTTAGATCATCCTTAGCGATCGTAAGGGAGCCAGCTCTGCGGATGTCTGCTGCCCGATCAATAGTAAGTGACCCCTCTTTAATGGGGATGTCCTCCATGATAGGAACGGTCTGAGAACCGTAGTACATATCGACTACGGTTCTCCTACGATTGGAGTAGCGGATGTTACGTAGGAACCTGTCTGACACTGCGTACACCCGTTACCCCCTAACCATTCTGTAGAATATCCAACCATGTTGGGTTAGCTGAGAGTACTTGAGCCCAGCTCTGATAGTTGTCGACTAGGACTTGCCACGTCAAAGCACTAACAGCCTCTTCCGAAGGCGGCATATCCACTTCAATCCATTCAACAGAGATGGCCATGGTAGCTTTGATGTTACCTACCATAGGGGCCATCCTGGACAATCTCTGAGGCTGAACAGACTTGACTACAAAGTAGAAGTCTTCGATACCTACAGCCCACGGAACAAGGTTACGTAGCATAAACGTATAGCCAGTTTCAAGTACACTTATATAGTCATTGATTGAGTCAGGACAGTATAGTGAATGTGGCCAACCCGTCTCAGGAACCAACAGTATGAAGTTACCTGTACGTCCAGCCATCACATCAGTGGATACGACAGGATTCTTTCTACCTAACACATGACTGTTAGATAGGATAGTTCCCTCACGTTGATACTCGTCAAACTCCTGAATCATCACAGGGATGTTGAGAGCTGGTTGAAGTGGAACAGATAGGTAGCTAACCGGTCCCTCACCTATCGCGTCCCCTGTAGCAACCAAGGAGGCTTCCCATTCGTCCACTGGTGACTGATTGATTGTGTCCGTACCTGTACCCACCAGAAGAGAGTCCGAGTATACATAGCACTTATACGTAATAGTGGGAGAGTAGTTGACTCCTGTATTTCCAAAGTTGAATTCATAGTCGTCACCAACGAACGATGAACCGTCCACTGATTGAAGCTGACCACCTCGTACATCTCTTTCAGCTACTACACCCGAGTCATCCGTAGCGGTAACTTGGAATTGTGAGTAGCCTGTTAGTCCAGTTACGGTGACTCTGTAACCAGCTGTCTGAGCAAACGGAGCTACGACTACAGCTGCCACCACCGTAGGAACAGCGATGACGTGCAACTTAGCTACTACTGTTGTTCCTTGAGTAGAGGAAGCGTTAGTGTGAGCGTACGTGGGAGCTGCGGTCTGAGTTCCTGAGGATACTGAGTGATCTGAGATCAGCAACCCCGAGTCGTCACCATCTGTTGATAGGTTAGACACCCGAGAGGTGTTAGCTGAGAGAGTTAAACCTGTAGCTGTAATAGCTCTAGCTGAGATAGCTCCCGCGTCACTGTTAATACCTGAACAAGCAACCAAATAGTCACCTGCTACAGCATCAAAGTCTGTGTTACCAGCGGCTGAATAGTTAGCTCCATAGGTTTCATCTTGACCAGTGGAGTAGTTGACAGTCCAAGCTTCTGAGGTAGCTTTTGTGTAGTTAACGATTACGGCTTGACCTGAGTTGACAGTTCCAGGGAAGGTCACCGTATTACCCGTAGGGACTGAACCCAATGAGTAATAGACAACCGTTCCCATAGAACCGACGTCAGCCCCAGTAGCAACATCCACCGCAGAATCGGAGAAGGCTAACCTAGTCCATGTTCCGAGTGTTGCTGCTACCGTAGGCTCCCCTGTAGCTGAGGTCTTCCAGATAGCAACCAAGAGATTAATAGAGTTTGCTGTTGAGGCGGGTCCTACAGGTGACAGCACTAAACTTCCTACTCCCGTTCCTGTTACTACAGAACCGGCAGCACCAAAGCTGATAGCCATTAGTACCTGCCTACTGGGCTGAGAATAGCTACGCTATTTTTAGCCATCTAGAACCCCCTATTCAAGTCTCTAATTAGATCCAAGTTGTTTTGCTCAACTACCGCCTTGTGAGCAGTAGCTACACCATCTACGAATACAGTAACATTAGTAGATGAGTTGCTTGACATGTTACCCTTTAGGATCTCCCATTGTGAACCTGTGAAGACAGGCTCGGGGACAGACGTCCCGTTGAATAACCCTGGCTGTAGATATCCACCGTTGTCATAACCTCCAGCCGGAAGGTTGAAGATAGACCCATATCGAGATTTGATGTATCTCAATCCAGCGATGATGTTGTGTAGAGGATTCCACACGTCACCCATACCAGGTAGTTTGTAAGCGTTGAAGGTTGGTCCAATGGTTTGCATCAACCCCATAGAAGGAATGCCCTTCTTGGCGTTGCTGTCCCAAAGGTTGATAGCCCTAGGGTTACCACCAGACTCCTGATTGATTCGAGCTAGCAACGGAGTAAGCCAGTTACCAGGAAGACCTAGCATCCTAAGCGCACTCGCTGCTACTCCTGCCCACTTACCTGCCCCTCCCGGGGAACCTCCAGCTCCACTCATAGCTCCCGCTGCCATATTCTTCTTAGCGTCATCGAATTCCTTCTTTGATTTACCAGAAGCTTGGTCGAATAGGGCTTTAATCCATCCCTTACCGAGAGCCATAACACCATTCTTAGGATCTTTACCAAAGAGGTTAGCGGCCTTCTCACCTACGGGACCTAGGATTTTCTTCTTAACGTAGTCCCAACCTTTACCGAGGAACCCGAAGATACCTGAGAGGATGCCACCCTTACCAAGGTTGCCTCCACCTGAACCACCGAAGAACGCGTAGTCCCTAGCAGCAGTTCTGTGGATCAACTCAAGTAGTCCGGGACGTCCCGCGAAGAACGAAGCTAACCTATCCTGGTTGAACCCACCGAAGTCAACAGCCTTACCCTTACCGTGCCAAAGTGGATCGCCAGGACGGAAGGTTGAGGAGATGCTATATCCACCGATCTTTGAAGCTCTAGCTAGCGCCATCACATACTGATAGCCTTGTTGCATAGCTACGTGAAGGTGGTTACGGTGAGCCTCAAGTAGAGCGTTATTCCCTCCACCTACTCGACCACCACCAGCGAGACCTATTCCCTGTGGTCCATGTCTGTTGAGGTAGTCTAGATTGTTATACCCGATCTTCCTAGCTGACTTTGCACGGATGACATACTCATCCTTGGAGAGTCTTACTGGAATTGAATCTGAGGTGGTTGTGCCAGGACCTCGCATCCTTCCACCACTAGCTTTACCAGCTAGCTTCTTAGCTTTATCTGCGGCTGAGGCCGCTGAGGCAGCACCTACCAGAGGGATCTTACCGATCCTGAATGAGACACCCAACTTCCCGAGCGCACCATTGATGATATCGATACCTCGGTTAATTACTCCAAGGACCAGGTTAATACCATTGATAGCTGAGTTACGGATAGAGGTCCAGATACCTGCGAAGAAGTTCTTAACTCCACCCCAAATATCATTCCACTTCTTCTTGATTGCATCCAATGTACGAGAGATGAAAGCTTGAATAGCTCTAAATCTATCGACAACCCAATCATGAACGCTAGACCAAACAGCTCTAGCGAACGTTCTGATGAGTGTCCATATAAAGTTCCATCTAGCTCTGATGATAGCTAGCACACTAGAGACGATATTTCGGATAGCGTTAATCCGGTTAGCTACCCAGTTATAAATAGAGTTCCAGATACCAACAGCGAAAGACTTAATGGACCCCCATATGAAGTTCCATAGTCCCTTAATCCACCGAAGAGAGTTGTTAAACCAGTTCTTCATATTGGTCCACCAACCCTTGGTGAACGCTAAGACGTTATGGTACCAAGCCTTTAGGTGAGCCCATAATCTAGCCCAGAATGCTTGCCAAACCATATTGAGGACACCAAGTACGACACGGAAGATGGCCCATGCTGCGTTAAGTCCACCACGAATGATGTTGACGATAATCTTAAGAGCGCCACTAGCGATGTTCTTTAGGCCAGTCCATACGGTATTCCAGTCAGCAGTAAAGATGCCCTTAACTACCTGGAAGATTCCTCGGATTACTTGGACGGCTCCCTGGATAATCGTAACGATGTTTCTCCATAGAGCACCAAGAGTTTGGAGTACCTGAGGTCCAACGTCATGCCACAACCTAACGAAGAAGTCAGCGATCTTACGACCGACTGTGACAACGCTATCAACGATAGCTTTCCATGTTTGGGCGATCTGTTGGCCGGTGTTACCGAAACCTCCGGCCGCCTTACCTAGTTGTCCGAACCAACTAACAACCTTAGCGATAACTCCAACTGTACCATTGAAGATATCCCTAATGATCTTCCATGTCTGTCTCATGTTGTCGATTACGCCGTTGTGCTGGTTGAGAACCACCCAAAGTCTAGACATCAACCTTAGGAAATCAAACATAGTTTTGATTCCACCAGCGATCAGATTAAAGAAGTCCTCTAGGCCCATGATGGCGCCCTTCATAGCTTGAGGATCATCTAGGAATCTATCGAACGAAACACCGAAAGCTTCACCGATCTTCACAAGCCCCTGAGAGATAGTTCCCATCAGGGCTTGCATAAACGGAGAGTTCATTAGCTTAGCCATAGGTCCAAGGAAGGCGTCAACCATTCCAATTAGACCGTTAGTAATACTAGGTAGGAAGCGAGCACCAGCTTGCAAAATCTCACGGATGTGGGGAGCCCACCGATCGAGAGCCTTATTGACTTTGTCGATCTGCTTAGCTAGTACATCCCCTAGGAACATTACGTCAGGGTGGAAGATGATTTTCTTCTTGAAGTTCTCAGCGAGCTTGCTCGCCGACTTACTGACACGAGGGTCATCGATTGCTGCTACGATTCCAGCAGCCAGGACAGCTCCGAGACCTAGACCTCCGAAGAGAAGACCAGCAGTCATAGCTCCTAGAGCGGGTAATCCTAGAGCGAACGCCGCAGCGAACGCTGCAAAGAATGCTGTACCAGCGATAGGTCCTGTGTTAGTAAACAGACCCTCAAGTCTAGAAGGTAGAAGGGATAGTACACCTTCTACACCCCCCATAAAGTGACGACCAAACATCCTTCCGATGTGGTCACCATCTTTATCCACCTTAACCTTCTGACGGATTACCTGTGTGGTTTCCTTAGTAAGAGCCTTAGCGTTATCCAACCGGAGCTTATGCAACTTCTGTTCGGAGGCGATCCTCTGGCGGTTAAGAGCTGCCATACTCGACATCTCTTTATTCATAGAGAGTCCGCTTATACCAGAGGGCTTAAACTTCCGCATCTCCTTATTCCAGTTATCCTGGAACGTCTTAGTGAAGTCTTTAGATGAACGTAGGGCGGCAGCTTGCATCCCCTTACTATCGATCCGAGGATCAATGTCAATATAGCCTTCGCCAACTTGAACTCCACCAGCCACCGCACACCTCGCTTCCTTTAGTCTTTCTTCTTATCTACAATCCTAGGTGGACAGCTACAGTTAAGCTCACCCGTAGAGTTGACACCACTCTTGACACACTCAGGGGTGTGATCAATCCTTACCTTCATAGTAGAGAACCCACCCATCAACTTAGATGGTTTGGTGAATACCTTCTTCACCTTCTGTTCCCTAGCTGTATGGATAACGGGTCGAGGGATTTGCTTAGGAGCCTTCTTGAGGATGTTCTTAAAGTCCTTACCAGCGGCACGATTAGCGCTGATTCCAGCAAAGAACGTAGCTCTCTGAACAACATCCACTAGGTCTAGAAGAAGGTGTTGGGTTACGTCAAGGGGATCGTTACGGTAGTGCTTCATGATTCGGGAGTCCTCAGGTAGGGAGTCAAGCATATCGACTACCCACCTGAGGTTTATTCCGTTGTTGGGCTTCCATAGGTCCCGGAGGTCTGCTGAGTAATACTGTCTGAAGTCTGCCTCCAGTTTTCTACAAACAGACTCATCCTTGAGTATACTTAAAAACCAACCTAGTCTTTTGGGTCCACATCGATAGCCTTGTAGAGAGCCTTATAGAACTCGTTAAGATCCTTCATCTTTTTGGCTGACTTTCGGAGAACCTTATACTGATCTTCACCAAGAAGACCCTTGATCGCCGCAAGCATATTGCCAGCTTCCTGATCCTCAACAACCTGTAGGTCCCACTCCTCACCCGGGGGTACGGTGTATACGTCACCCATGAAGTTGAAGGTGATGTTCTCAGCTAGAGCCTCAGCGGCTAGTACTTTCTTTACAGTCATTTGAATTCCTTATTAGTTAGAGAGAGAAAAAAGAAGGGGAGGATATACCTCCCCTTTTCTTACGTAGCTGGAGTCAGATCCGGGTTCTCGGAGTAGATGTAAGCTAGTGTCCCCGAAGAGTCAAGAGCTTTGAAGGTGACTCCGGTAAGCTGAGCGTTATTTCTAACGAGCTGTAGGGACTCACGGTCAGTTAGTACCGCCCTTGGGATAACTAGTCTGGTCTGATCCTCTTCGTCGTCTTCCCATTCGATAATGAGAGCCTTCTCCTGAGAGCCAGGTGAGCTAGTTAGGGTTAGCTTGCCGTGTGACATGCTGTTAACGAACGTCTCTGCGAAGAAGAACAGTTCCCATGTGGTAATGTTAACCTGACCCATATTAAACTGAATCTCTAGGGATACAGTATCGAGGGTGGTCTTAACCGGAACAGCAGACTGCCACATCATGATGTCTGATAGTTCAACGTTAGGAGAGATCGAAACCCCATCCTCATCAACATATCCGACAGCATCAAAGCTTGCGTTCAACGCCATAGTTGCGTTAGTCGGTAGAGTAGTTCCAACGGGAGCAACGTATACGTTACCGAATGGAGCTAACCGTACTTCGCCTGAATCGATAGTCATTGATATTCACATCCTTTCTTGTAAGTTAGCTCACTAGATAAATCTAGTTCACTGAGTTAGCTTGGTGAAGCTAGGTCACCAGACGGTCTAGTCGTAAGCCTTACGGCGAACGTAAACCTATATCCCTCCTGGTATCTATCAGAGGTGTTAGTCAATCCCATCTCGACTCTGACATCACTTAGGAATAGACCGTTACCTCTATAACGACCCATTTGGTATTTCACCGAAGCTAAACAGATAGCTGCTATATCTCTAGCTACCGATCTTCGTTCGGCGTAACAACCCACGTCGATACGTGGATGATCAATGGTGGGCCATTCCTCGAATGAGCCCTCCTGTGTTACTTCGATCCATCTATCTCCATCTGTGAATCCCTTAAGGTCTGTTGATACTCTTGGGTGTCCTGTGGAGAAATCTAATTCAGGAGTCTCGTTCTTGAGGATGTCTACTACGGCAGCTTCAGCGTCACCGTGCTCTATGAATTCCCATTGGCTGGCTATAGCTACCTCCTTCCTACACAGCAAAGGACATTTATGCCCTGCTAGCTACGGCTAAGAATCCTCTCGTTAGTGGCTTATACCTAAGTACCCTTACGGAGTTACCTCCGGGGTGAGCCCCCCACTCGATCATGTTCCAAGCGGGATCGTTGTTGCTGACTCTTGCTCTCTTGGTTAAGGTATTCCACCCGACTTTGAAAGATGCGATATATTTAGGTGGAGTAGTTTCTGAAAGTCTCCACTCGTTACCGGGTATTTGCTGAACCATGAAGACACGTATAGCGGACCCCCGGATCTGATTACCCACTGAGAGAGCGTAAGCTTCATAGCGTTTGTCTAAAGCTCTCATTAATTTAGCCTCATGGATAACAAACTTCGCAGCCATATTATCCCTGTCTAATTTTCAACATGGGATACACCTATCCCTGTCTAATTTGAGCGATGACAGCGATATGGTTAATCTTAGCTTTGAAGTCATACCACTTACCAGGGTGACCTAGAACGGACCACTCATACCCATCAAACTCAAGTCGGTCTGTATACACAACATCTGTATCCCCGGGAGCGTAGATACGGACCGCAGACCTACTGAACTCTCTCGCTCTGTTGTCTTCGAAGTTAAGCTTTTCAGCCAAGGGGAAAGGTTCGATCATACATTTAGTAACCGTAGTTCGTGTAGCGTTATCCCAATCCCTGTAGGATGTATTATCCCTAGGGTCAATTAGGAACTCAGCTCTAACGATTACGATATTATTTAGACCTAAAGGTTTGGTAGCCATACTCACCCCTAATCGAAATCAGCAAGGTAAGCTTGGGTACTCCTGTAATCAGGGAACCTATCAGATCCAGCAACGTTGATTGTATAGCTATGATTGGTATATTTATAGAGGGTTACGGTAGCCATATTCCCGAACAGCTGAGTCATGAAATCATCTCGGTACTGTTCCACTACGTCACCCACCTGGAATGATCGTAAGTTAACCGGAGACTGTTCGTTGATCTGACCTAGGACTCCAGCCACCATTAGTAGCTTTACGTCAGCTGGTACCTCGGAGTATCCAAATGAGTAAGTGACATCAACTACTTGTTCGGGACATCCATAGAAGATGGTATCAATACCATCCCAGTCAATATAGAAGTCCTCTTCCTGAGTCCGGAAGTTCTTAATAGAAGAGATGCCTGTAACAGGCTGAATGAGTTTGACCTGGCCGTAGTAGTCTGACTTATACCTAACGGTCACATCTTCATATGGTTCGAAGGATACATCCACGAAGTTATTGATGAAGGCTGATAGGGAGTCGATGATGAACTGCCAACCCGACTCTTCCTCTTCGTCCTCTACACCCCTACCTAAAGCATTCTCGATATCAGCAATCGTGATTAGTGCGCTCACCTTACCCCCTTAAAATTCGTTTAGGAACCTCTTAACGTCTTTCCACTCCTCTAGAGTTCTAGCCCAATTGAAGTGGGAGCGCTCTCGCGCACTTTCACAGCTAAAGTCATAGGTGGCAAGCAGCCAATTTAGTTTGTCTTCCCACTCGTCGAAGTCATCATGACGTTCACAGAAGTTCGCAGCCCAACCCATAGCCTCTCTAGTTCCAGCTGTATCTGTGAGTAGACTTGGGATGCCTGAACAAGCTGACTCCACCGCAACCCTTCCATAAGATTCATATTTAGAAGGAACGAGCACAACTTTTGACTGCCGGTACACATCCAGGATGTTATTTGTGTGAGGTAGGATCGTAACGTTTCCAGGTAGATCAGATGGAATATACTGGTCCCCGTACCCACCTTGAACCCCAAGAAACTTTTCGTGGGGAAAGCGTCTAGCCAACTCATAGAAGGTCAGTCCACCCTTATCATAGGATAGTTTATTGGTTGTCCCGATAGTTAGGTTGATGAGGGTGATGTACTCTCTGGTTGTCTCAACGGTGTATCTCTTGGGATCTACCGGAGGGTGGAAGAGTACCTTAGGGATTCGAAGAGGGACACTTTTGTAAGCTCCCATAATCCATTCGGTATTATAGATTAGACCGTGAGCATACTTCTCAGCTGACCCGACACAGTAGTCCTGATCATTGTGGAGGAGATGAATAGCTTTCTTCTTATGTTTCTCTGCGACCATTCCTGATCTAGCAGCACACTCTAGGTGTGAAATAATTAAATCATTGGTTGGGAAGTACAACTCAGGATCTCTCTTAGATGAGTGAGCCTGGACCTTGACCCCATCGAGTACGTAACTACCTGAACCGTCAGGATGTGGTTTGCTCAGGAGAGCAGTCGTGGTATGCTTCTCAAGACGGAGTAGTCGCATAATATCGTGTAGTGTGGTTTCCGCTCCGCCGTTATGTCCGGAGCCTACGTAAGCGTGGGAGTAACTAAGGATGTTCAATGATTGATCCTATACTTGTTTTCTTAAGGAGAAAAAGAGAGGAGGCTAAAATGAGCCGTAACAGCCTGTACTACAAAGAGGCGTTGCTTTGCCCAGCCACCGTCCGTGGTTGGGAGATCGGAGAGAAGTCCCCTAAGTTGCGGGACCTTCGTATTCTCGCAGAACGTCTCGGTTATGAGGTCTGCTTAAAACCAATTAACGGAGAGGGGGAGGAATACCTCCCCCTCTGACCGATTAGGAGAGAGTCTGGTCCTGTAGTACCCAGAACGGGTAGAGGTTACCGAGGTGACGAACGGGGTTCACCACGACGTAGGCAATTCTCATAACCGCTCTTAGAACCTTACCGTCTTGCTGGAAGGCGGAGTAGGTGATAGCACCCGTAGTTGGGTCGAAGATAGTAGCTGAGTCAGAGATACTGAAGGTGATATCCTGTCGAATACCAATCCGTACCTTGTCCCATTCTCCTGCGAGCAGGAGAGCTAGTTCCTTGTCCCAAGTTCCATTCTTAACTTCCTCGATGGGAAGGCCATAGATTGTACCCGGGAAGCCTGCTGACGGAGGAGAGTAGATGGGGAACCCATCTGCTGACCGGAGAGCCGGTAGCTTCCACTTGAAACCAGGACCACTGAGGAACCCGGTAACGTCAACACCCTCTTCGCCTGCCTCTTCACCCAGTAGGGCGATATCAGCAGCTAGGTCATCGGTACTTCCAACGGTAACAATGTTACCGTGTAGGATAGCATTCTCGACGATACCCGGCTCAGCGAACGGTGAGTCAACACCATAGAGTACAGCGTCATCAATCTTCTTTGCCATCTCAGTAGCGATCAACGGACGAATCTCGTCGAACAGTGGAGCCCCTGAGTCAGCTACGTAGTTATCCGGGATCGGAACCATAACAGCTAGTTCCTCAGCAGCCAAACTCCGGTTATTCCAAGTTACCTTGGTGGTCTTTTTCGGCTGAGAGTCCTTAGCTCTCTGTGAACCTGAAGCGTTGTTGACGCTATCTCCAGAAGAGGTCAACGGGTAGTCAACTGTACCTGACTGCCAGTAGGCGGAAGGGAAGCTCTCTAGGAGAGTTAGCCGTTCCTGCCGTGTAGACATCTTGTGTACTTTAGCTAGCCGTAGGGCTACTGAAGCCTGCTCAACGTCCTTAATGACCTCACGGGCGACCTTTTCGGGAAGCTCTCTCGCATCAGTACCGGACTCTTCACGTTCTAGTCTCTTAGCGTAATTTGCATCTGCCATGTCTTTCACATCCTTTCTATAAGGGGATTAGGTTTAAGCTTTGTTCCAAGCGTCAGCGAACCAATCATTAATTGATTCGTTTAGATCCTTACCAACAGCTGTACCTCTTTGACCGGCAAAAAAGTCAGCAGGCTTAGCAGGCTTGGCGCTCTTAGCGATGAGTTTCTTAGCCTTAGCTGTTAGCTCATCTTCGGTTTCGCCAGTTAAGAACTCAACGAGTTCCGGATCAAGACCTGTCTTGATGGCAACCGAGTTACGTAGATTTTCTAGCCTAAGGTTCTTAGCCTCTTCAGCTAGCTTCTCTTTGTCCTCTGTGAGACGTTCTAGATCTGTCTTCTGGGAGCGAACATGTTCCTCCCACTTGGAAGCCTTCTCTTCGTTCTCCTTACTCTGTACTCTCCGAGCAGCAGCCTCTTTGCGGACCTTGTCCAATTCTTTGAGAGCGTCCTTTAGGTTGTCAATTCGTGAGCCTGAGTCCGAGGACTCCGTAACTACTACTTCCTCTGTGGTTTCCTGAACCTCATTAACTTCTTCTGACATACTTCTTCCCCTTTTCCTGAAAGGTTGACTTATAAATCCATCTAGGATTTAGGCTTAGGTTTAGACGTGGGTTTTGGTTTGGCCTTTACCGCAGCTACAGCATTCTGACCTTGCTGTTTAGCTACACCCATATCTCCATCTTCCGCTTGCTGACCCTGCTCAAGGGCCATCTCTTGAGCCATCTTTTGCTGTTCCTCGAACTGTTCTTTAGCCGAGGCGATCTGGTCGTTAGTGAACAAACCAGTAACCTTCATAGCGATATCTAGGGCTACTCCACCAGCAGTTAACTTACTGAATAGATCACCAAGACCAGCGAGGTCCTTAACCTCAGCGTCCCTCCACAGAGTGACTACCTCAGTCTCTTTCGCTTTTGCTGTATCGCCATCAATCTTGAAGGCAAGTCTCATTACTCTTTCATAAGCCCAACCGACAGCTTCCTGTCGTAGTCTAATCTTTGTTACTAAGGCTGACTGGTCCTGAGTTAGGGTATCCCCTGATACGTTAACCATCCTATTCATTAGATAGGTGGCGGGTGTCCCTGTGACGGCAGCCAAATGGCCAACATCGTCATTGATAGCAGCATTAATCTGAGTGAAGTCAACAGCATCAAACTGACCGAACTTGGCTTCCTGATTAACAGTCGCCCAAACCATGTCAGCGCCAGCTTTAAACTCTTCGCCCTTTTTAGCTCCGGTCATCCATCGCTGGTTGAACGCCTGACTCTTAGAGAGGACCATTCGCTCCAACATCACGGTATTAATACGATCCTGAATGTCGATGACACCCTCGAACTCGCCTCTCCCGAGGGAGCCGAACGCTGGTTGCCAGTTCACCCGAATCAACGTTACCTCACCTACGGGGTTAGGCTGCTCATCTACGAGCTTGAAACCTCCGGCCGCAGCACTCCGACCTACAAGAATCTGAGTCAAAGAAGCAATATCGGTTCCTACGTAATCAGTGATAGTTGGACCCTGGTAGAGCAAGATAGATTCTGGTAGATATAGAACCGCCCAAATGGTTTGACTTGCGTCATCTTGCCACATCTTTAGGCCAGCAAGCAACCTAGTCGGGTGACGTGGGTCAGACTCAGTGATACATAGCCGGGGATCTTCTGCTGTAATAATAGGAAGACCATCACCATCTTCATCCTCCTCTAGTGGAGGAGCTACGAGTACGTAAGCATCCCCAAACACAGAAGCCGTG